GATTTCGCATAATGTACACCGAGTCGGCCTCGACGCCGATTTCTGCCGCTTGTGCGGGCTGCTGCTCGCTTCCCAGCACCACCAGCGCTAGGAGGGTGGCGGAGGCCGCCAGCTTGCGCCATACGGCCTTTTCCTCGCGCGAGTGAGCGCGGGCCTCTCCTACGATTCCCAGTACCCGTGCCAGCGGGATTCCGGTCAGTCCTGCCAAGCGCTCGCAGGAAACCGGGTCCGGCAGGCTGACGCCTGACCGCCAGTTGCCTACCGCGGTTCGGCTGAGTCCGAGGTGGCGGGATAGCGCGCTGTCGCTCTCGGCTCCGATGGCTGCTTTCGCGCGGTCGATGATTTCTCCGATTTCCATGACCAAGCCCCTTGACTGAGGTGACCAAGCCCTTTATACAGTGCCTCGTGACCAATGGCCTTGGTCATCCCGCCCCCGGCTCTTCCCCCCCCGGCCGGGGCGGGTCTTCGGGGTGCGGGGGGGCAGGGGTAGGGCATGGGCAGCGTTATTGCAGTCGTCCTGCTGATCATCGCTGTTGCGTTGGTTGTGGGCGGTATTGCCGGGGTCGTCCGCTTCGTCCGTCTCCGCCGCTTCCAGCGCTTGGACGCGGACTATCGCGCCGCTGCGCTGGTGTGCAACGCCAGGCGCGAGGTGCGCGCTGCACAACATCGCGAGCAGAGGAAGGTTTGATGATTCCTGAGTGCGACTACTGCGGGGCCGAACTTGACCCCGAGCTTGACGAGTGCCCGGAGTGCGGCGTTGAGGACCCGTACAACGGCGAGCCGGTGGCTGACTTTGACGAGTGCCCGGTCTGCCACGAGGTTCTGAGCGAGGACGGCCGCTGCTTGTGGTGCGAAGAGGGCATCGCATGAGTTGCATCAATCGTGACGCGCTCCTGGCCGCTGCTGCGCTTCGTACTGCCGAGGTCGCGCCGGTTCTCTGCGCCGCGAAGTTTCCGAAGGCGAGCGCAGCGAGCCTTGGGCTTGTCCCTTCTTCAACAAGTGACACGCGCCTCTGCCGCGTGTCGGTTGAACTTGACCGGCATCGCATCAGGGCGATGCGCCTTCGGAAATCCATCATCACCGGAGCGAGGCTCCATGACGAAGAAGCGCGGAAAGGTTCGGTCCGTGGCGCGTGGTACATGCTCACCGCGACCTACCGAGAGGGAAGTGACGCAAGCCCTCGTGACGTTAGCGAATTGGTTAAACGAATCCGGGGCTATTTCGATCGCGTTAACCGACGAAAGGGGCGCGGGCGTTCGCGCTTGCGTTATCTCTGGGTCGGAGAACTCACCAAGCGATTGCGGCCCCACTATCACCTCTTGATCTGGATTCCGCGCGGGTACTACCTGGGTAAACCTGACGCGCGTGGCTGGTGGCCGCATGGTATGACCAAGATCGAGAAAGCCCGGAACGCTGTCGGCTATCTTGCGAAGTACGCGTCGAAGTTTTGCGGCGCGATGGCTGAGGCGTTTCCGAAGGGCTTTCGCACTCATGGTGTTGGCGGCCTCAATGAAGAGTCGAGGCGCGAACTGCGCTGGTGGAAAGCGCCGAAAGAAGCGCGTGAAGTACTCGGCCCGTTGGCCGATATTCGAAAGGTTTTGGGCGGCTACGTTGACAAACTCACCGGCGAATTCTGGCCCTCGCCGTGGCGGGTTTCGTTTGTTCGGGGCCGGGTGTTTGCATGGAAACTGGAGCGAATCGCATGAACTGCATCATCATCAAGTCGGGCACTGTCACGCCGCGCGTCATCAAGCGCAAGGACGGTACGCAGGTTGTTTTCAAGGAGCAGAGGGCGGCTATCGAAACCGGCGAAGATTTCCCGAAGCCGTTCACTATCAATCTTGGCGATGATCAGCCGCCGTATCCGCCGGGCAAGTACCTGCTGGACGTGTCTTCTCTGGAGGTCGGCGATTTCGACTCGTTGAAGGTCGGCCGCCGCATCCACCTGATTCCGATTCCGAATACTACCGCTAGCGCGGTGAAGGGGTGATTGTGATGGCGTACGTGGTCCGCGGTTGTCTGGATCGTGATTTCGACGCTTCGACGGGCACGTGCGCGCATGAGGTTTGGGTTCCTCAGATGTCCAGTCTTCCGGCGCTGAGCATCGAGGAAGCGCAGGCTATCGGCCTTGCGTGCGCGTTGCTCTGGGGCAGCGCGTGGGTTTTTCGCCGGATTCGCAAGTTCGTTGATCAATCGTGAGGAGAAAAAGCAATGCTGAGCAAGTTCAAGAGCAAGCTGCACGCCATCGTTCCGGCCGCGTCGCTGGTTCTGGTCGCTCCGGCCGCGTTCGCCAGCGGTGGTGGTGTCGATGTGTCCGGTGTCGTTAGCGCCATCGAGGGTGCTGCGGCTCCGATTGCGGCGATTGGTTCTGCGGTGCTCCTGGTGCTGGTGGGCATCAAGGTCTATAAGTGGGTGCGTCGCGCGATGTAATGTGCCGCGGTAGGCCGGAAGGGAGAACCTTCCGGCCTTTTTTCTGGGGATGATGTCATGGAAGGTTGGATTTGGCTTGTTGCGTGGCTTGTGGCTCTGTACATCCTCTTCGATGGTGAGTGATGAGTTTCTCGCGCATGTTCGCTAGTGCGATTTCGCGTCTTGTTGCGTGCGCGTTCGTTTTGATCGCGCTGGCATTTTTCGGCGCTGAAAAGGCATATGCTCGTGATCAGGGCGAGGCATACCTCGAGTGCATGGCTGCTACTCGCGCGATTAATCGTCCTGAGTTGCCATTTTCTCGTTGTGTTCTGGAGGGCTCTGTTCCACAAGCGTATCGTGGCCAGCGGTGTGTAACAGAGTCTGGCCCCTGCTATTTGTTCGGTTTGTTTGGCTTCGACCGCGACAAGACTTGTGACAAGCGCCCCGATTTTGTGACGGAGTTTTATCCGCTGTCGGGTTCGTATTCTTGCAATGCTGGCTGTGTGGTTCATTTTTACAGGAACGGTGACGGTACTAGTACCGCTACGTTTGCTAATTCTTTGCCGTGTGAGGGGCTTGATCCGGACGGATGTGTTGCATCCGGCAGAACGTGGAATGCTTTATTGAACGTTTGTGAACCCAACGAGCCGGAATGCCCTGCTGGTCAGATTGTCAACAGTCTCGGTCAATGTGCTCCGGAGCCGTGCCCTGCGGGTAAAGTTCTTGGTCCGGATGGCACGTGTCGCAAGCGCGAGAACGAATGCCCGGCTGGTCAGGTGCGCGGTCCGGACGGAAGCTGTGTTGATAACGAGTGCCCTGCTGGCCAGGTGCGGGGTCCGGACGGTACGTGTAAGCGGGACGATGACGGGGATGGCAACGAAGATGACGCCGATGAAGAGTTTTTCTCTGGCGGCGATGATTGCAGCACGCCTCCCCAGTGCAGCGGCAGCCCGATCTTGTGCGGCCAAGCGCGCATTCAATGGCGCATTGATTGCAACACTCGCAAGAATCGCAGCATTAGCGGCGGCACGTGCGGGTCTCCGCCGGTTTGTGTCGGTGAAAAATGCGATGCGCTGGAGTATTCGATGCTGGTGCAGCAGTGGAAGGCAGCGTGCGCGCTGGAAAAGATCGCAGCCGGTGGTGGTAGCGGTGGCGGCGGCGGTGACAATTCGGACCTGATCGAGTTCCTTGGTGGTCCAGGCACGCACGATTCGAATGTTGTTGGTGGCGATACGCTGACCGATGCCGGCCCCGGCGATGATGAATTTGACATTCCCGAGCCTGATTCGAGCGGTTACGGCTACTCGCGGACGTGTCCGACGCCGCCGAGTGTGACGTTGCCGAACGGCGTGGTGGTTAATTTCGATCTTGCGCCGTTGTGCCAGTGGGTGAGTCTGGCGGGTTCTCTCGTGTTGATTCTGGCTGGACTGGTGAGTTTGCGAATCGTTAGCGGGGGGATTGCGTAATGCCTGCAATTCTCGGTTGGATCATTTCTGGCATTACGTCTGCCGTCCTGTGGCTGTTTAAGAATCGCATCGGGCAGATGCTCACGGCTATTCTTGGCTGGTTCGGCGTTTCGTTGGCGAGCTACAAGTTCGGCGTGGAGCCGTTCATCGATCATCTCGAAAGCCTCGCAACCTCTGGCATGGGCGGTGGAGATTATGCTGTCGTGGCGCTGCAATGGATGGGCCTCCTCAATTTCGACAAGGCGTTGACTATGATCATTTCCGCGGTGGCGGCCAGGCACGCAATGAATGCTGGCCGGGTGTTCTTCCGCAAGGCGGCAACGGGGGCTTGAAGTGCCTATCGAACTTTTTACCGGTCAGCCCGGCAATGGTAAGACGGCGCTCATGGTTGAGCGTCTCATTGAAGAAGCGAAGAAAGCCGAGCGCCCGATTTTTGCGGTTGGCATTGATGGTTTGCAGCCGGGTTTGGCTACGCCGTTGGACGATGCGCGGGATTGGAACCGCCGTGATCCTCACACAGGACAGTACATTGTCCCTGACGGTTCGCTCGTCTTTGTCGATGAGGCCTGGAAATGGTTTGGTCATCTTCACGATGCGACACGGCAAGCTACGCCTAAGCATGTTCTCGATCTCGCAGAACATCGGCACCGCGGTCTGGATTTTGTGTGGACTACTCAGCAGCCGAATCAGCTTTATCCGTTTGTGCGGGGTCTGATCGGAACGCATCATCACGTTGTGCGCCGGTTCGGAACGCACATGGTTGACGTGTTCACGTGGGGCGAGTTGAACGAAGATATCAAGTCCACCGCGAAGCGTGAGTTGGCTCAGCGGACCACGCGGCTGTTGCCTTCGCATGTGTTTGGCTCTTACAAGTCCGCAGAGGTTCATACGATCAGGCCGCGTATTCCGCTCAAGGTGTTGGCAATTCCTGCGGTGATTGTCGGAGCCGTGGTATCTGGGTGGATTGCGTTTAGCTTCTTGCGTCCGGATGCTGTGTCTAGCAGTGTTTCGGAGGAGGCGGCGAGCGCGGCGTCAGCCGCGCCGCCGCATGCTGCCGTTTCTGTGGGGCAGGGCGGCGGCGGGCGCGGGGCGTGGGCCAGTCTCTCGGATTATGCGACTGCGCATTTGCCGCGGTTTGCCACTATGCCGTGGACGGCTCCGGTTTTCGATGAGCGGCGCATCACTGCCGATCCTCAGTTGTATTGCATGTCTTCGCTTTCCGGCGAAGATGCCAACGGGCAGAAGAGGGAACCGTCTTGCACATGTTTGACGGAGCAGGGCACGCGCTATGAATTGAGTCAGGCCGAGTGCCGCACGGTGGCGCGTCATGGTGCGCCTTATAACCCGTACCGTGAGCGTCAGCGCGATCAGGTGCATCAGGTTGGCCAGGTGCCGCAGGCCGTGGCAGCGTCTACGAGCGGGGCGGGAGTCATTATTGATGGTGCGGGGCTGGTGCAATGACGTCTGGCGGCCGTGAACTGTTGAAATGGTTGGCGCTGGTTTTGATGACCGGCGACCACGTGAACAAGGTCATGTTCGCTGGTTCGCTACAGTGGCTATCGGAAGTGGGGCGCGTCGCGTTCCCGGTGTTTGCCGTTGTGCTGGCCTACAACGCCGCGGTGGATACGCGCTCTGGGACTGCTGGCCGGGCGATTCGCCGCTTGCTGTTGGCTGGGGCGATCGTTCAGCCGTTCCACGCGCTGGCGTTCGGTTACTGGCTGCCGGTGAACGTGTTGTTCTCGCTTGCGCTTGGGCTGTACGTTTGCACTGCGCGGAGCGCATGGGCTGCGCTCGTCGCGTGGGCGGTCCTCGGCTTGTTTGTTGATTATCAGTGGACCGGCCCGGCGCTGATGCTCGGTGCGCGTCTGTGGTTCGGTGCCAGGACGTGGACGGGTCATGTCGTCGCTGCCGTAGCACTGGGTGCTGCATACGGCGCTCTGTGCTTCTACAACGGCAACGGCTGGGCGTTGTTATCGGTGCCGGTGCTGTGGGTGCTGGGGCGTCTGGATGTGCGCTTGCCGCGCGTTCGATGGGTTTTCCTCGGGTATTACGTTGCTCATCTCATCTTGTTGTCTGCTATTGCCTCGACGTAGCGCATCTCTCGCCTGGCACGTTCTCCCAGCCGCCACCTGGAACAGGCCGGAACGGCGTGCCGTCGATGCATTTCCAGCCTGACCGGTCCTGTTTCTCGGCCTGCTGCATGATCTGGCGCGCGGCCTCTGCGACAAGCGCCTCTTGCCGTGCTGCGCGGCGTCGTTCTAGCTCGGCGGGGCTTGGCGGTGCTGGCGCTGTGGCGGTGGGCTTCGGAGCCTGGAAGCGCTCATGCCATGCCACCACGGTGCCCGTGTAGACCTTCCAAGCGCCGATCAGTGCGGCCAGTAGGCTGACGGCCAGCAGGTACATCGGCCAGTTGCCGCGTCGGTCGCGCGGTAGGTCGCCCAGGTAGGGCGGTCGCTCTCGGTCCATGCGGTCCCCCTTGATCGTGCCGGCAGGTTACAGGCTGGGGGTGTAGGGGGCAAAGCCCCCTACGCACGGGCAATGATGAGTTTGTGGCCGCTCCCGGGCGATCATCTCGGTGCACCTGCGGTGCCACGTTTGCGATCCGGTTCCGGGCTCAGGTGTTGATGTGTGTCTAGGCGTGCTCACCACCCACCCACCGGTGACCCATTCCTTCGGCGCGTGCGCGCTTGTTGTGTGTCCGTTAGCTGGCGAGGGGTCCGATTTCGTTCTGGCGGACGCGGATCACGGTCACCAGCGGTTCTTGCTGCTGGTGCTTGGCCCGGATGTGGGCCAAGCGGGTTTCTGCTTCTTGCCGCCATGCCAGCCCTCGGAGTCGCTCGGGGCTGAATCTGATGCCGTCTGGGCTGACCAGGTCGCGGCCGGCGAGTCGCCAGCCGGCCCACGGGCCGTGCAAGTGCACATGGTTCCGCGTTATCAAGTCGTGCACTTGCGCAGCGCACTTGTTCGGGCATGGCTGGCCCATTGGCCAGCACGGCGTCCTGTTGTTGTAGTCGGTCAAATCCATGTGAAGGCCTCGATGCTTCCTTCTGGCTTGCGGGCGCGTCCTAGGGCGAAGCCGAACCAGTCCCGCAGGATTCGGCCGAGGTAGCGCAGTGCTTTACCGAGGCCCCCGCGATTTCGCATAATGTACA